GGGATTCCGATTTCGCTGACTGAGGCGGAGGATCGCCAGCTAACAGTGATTGCGTCCGCCGCTGCGCCTGCTTCTGCTTCGGCGATTGCAAAAATCGCCTGCGCCACGGGTGCGTCTGCGGGGGAACCTGTTTCCGTGATGGCTTGGGATGTGACATTAGAGGCGCTGCTTGAATCTGAGGGAGTTCCTGCTTCACTAACGGTTACACCGGCTCCAGCCTGTGCTGACACCACATCGGCCGGCAATCCTGTCTCTGCTTCGCTCACCGAATAGGCATTTCCGAGAAGCGTGCTCGAGTCTGCGGGCGCACCCACCTCGGCGACCGATTGAGCTGTAGTCATCGAAGCGGAGGGTGCGTCTGCCGGCTGTGTAGTCTCCTGCGTAGCCCGCGCAGTGATCATACTCGCGGAGGGCGTATCCGCTGCCGCGCCAGTCTCGGCCATTGCGGACTGGAAAGCAGCTTGAGCGGACTCGACGTCTGCTGCTGCGCCAGTCTCGCTGATGACCGGGTTCGTGCCTCCAGCCGCAATGGATTGATCGGCGGCACTCCCTAATTCGGAAGTGGTGTAGGCACTGGCCCACGATGCCGCCGATGAATCCACCGCACTGCCTATCTCTGTGGTCGCAGACTTGAAACTGACTTGGACCGCTGGCACATCTGCCGCCAGTCCGACCTCAGAGATTGCCGGGTTGAAGAGAAAGGCCCCGGATTCGACATCCTGTGCCGATGGAATAGATTCGGCACAGGACAGGTTCCACACGTTGCCGGTGGGCGCAAGGAAATAGAGATTGTCGAAGGCAGGCTTCGTGCCTCCAACGGTCGATTGGCTGCGCGTCGGGGTCGCGCCAAAGTAATCGCGCAATGGGGTGGAAGTCGATTGCATCCGCTTCAGGCCAAGGATCATGCCCAGGCCTGTGAGCGGACCGCCGAAGACACCGTTGTTCGGCCCGATTCCGAATCCTGATCCCGAACTGGACTGCGCGGTCAGGAAGACCTTCGCAGTAACCGTGGCGACCGATCCGTACACACTGTCGGTGACGACGCAGTAGTAGGCATCCCCAATGTTCGACGTGCTCTGTGTGCCTGTCGTGTAGGTGCTGCCGGTCGCGCCACCCAAGCTGGAAAATGATCCGCCGACCGGGCAGTACCACCATTGATAGGAGATCGATCCGCCAGCATTTGATGTCGCGGTCGCCGTGAAGGTCGCCGTGGCACCGTTGTTCACCGTCTGCTGCACCGGCTGGGTGATCGTGGGCGCAGGGATCGCAGGCGCGAGCGCCGCGACGTAGGAGCAGACAGTATCGGCCGCCGCAAGGCCGAAGGTGGCCGCGATCGCCGCTGCCGTGCCTTGCAGGAAATCTTCAACAATGTGGTTCTGGGAACCGCTGTTCGTGTATTCGGCGACGAAAGCGTTCGGCGACGTGCCGGCGGACAAGGTCTGATTCGTGCCGCAGTTGAATCCAAGGCCGACGATCCGGCAACCATTCTTGACAGGTGTCACGTTGCCAGTGTTCACACCGTTCGCGGTTCCGGGCCAGGAAGCGTTCCACGCGCCGTTGACCGTGGCGCCGCCGTTATCCACCCCCTGCGATCCGGTCCACCACGCGCCGATCACGGCCTGCACGGTGTCGCCCACGCATGTCCCGTTCAGCGTATTGCTTCCGATCGGCGGATTCTGGTAAGTGAACATCTGCCCGTTCGAACTGGCCCCGCCGCCCACGATCGCGCCGATCGGCGTGTAGGTCTGCGCGCCGGAATTCGACGTCAGCCCGAACGATGTGCCGCCCGCGCTCAGCGACATGACCCAGCCCAGCATCGTCGCGTTCGCGGCGACGCCGGTGATGACCACCGAAGACGCGCCCAGTGCGCCCAGTGCGCCGCCGAATGGGATGGGTGGCGGATTCAGCGTCAGCGAATACAGCACCGCGCACGAAGCGATATTGCTGCTGTCGGTGTTCGTCCAAGTACATGAATCGGTTCCGCCTGCGGCTGTGTTGATCTTGTATGCGGCTGCGCCTGCGTTGCTGGTCGCGCCGTTATTGTCGACCATGATCTGTAGATATCCGGTCGGCGGACTTGTGATGCCTTCGTTCGCCGCGGCACCGGACAGCCCGAAGCAGCTAAAGACGACGCACGGCTGCGACCCGGTATCGGCCCCGCTGTTCGTCACGGTCAGCGTCAGCGCCGCTGCGGCGCCGCTCGCGCTTCCCGTTCTGTTCGGCTGCGCTGGATTGAACGTTCCGGCAGCCCATTCCTGGACCCAGGCGTGACCACCGACTGCGGTTTCGTTCAGGATCGTGACTGTGATCGTGGTCGGCGCGCCGGTGCGCGTCGGGTTCAGCAGAACGGCCACGCCGTTCGACATATACAGGCTGACGCCAGATCCGGGCGCGAAGCAGCCGGCGACGTACAGGTTTTCCAGCCCGCCCGTGCCGTTGTCCGATACCGTGAAGCCATTCGCGATATGCGACGATTGGCTTTCATTGAAGAACCCGACGACAAGCTGCGACCCGGCAGCGGGCGACACTGTCACCGGGATCGTGTTCGTCCCGGTCAGTTGGACCTTCGTCCAGGTGTTCAGCGGCGCGGTCATTGCGCGATCACCGATCCGCCTGCCGTGAACTGTTGCAGGACTTGAATCGACACGGTCAGGTTCGGTTCACCGGGCGGAACGCCCACCGCCATCGCAGGCCCGGGGATTCCTTTCCTGGGCCATGTGCCGCCCGGGAAGGTCACGATCCCGCCCTTGCCGCTGTCGAACATCAGCGTGACGATCACCACGTCGCCGGACGCCGGCCACGCCGTCGGCACACACTGGAACAGAGCTTGCGTGAATCCAGTGAAGCTGAACGGATACGGGCCGTAGTTACCCTGCCCATCGCCCCCGGTCGGGGAGAAGGTTTGGCTCCCGAGGGTCAGCAGCGTCGTGGACACATCAACCCTGCGTTTCGGTGTAGTCCCCGCTTATTGTGATCGCGCTTGCCGTGTTCGCGATGAAGATAAGGAACGGGCAGACGCCGTTGTAAAGGCGCGGAAATCCACCCGTGATCGCATCGACGAAGTTCGGGATCAGCGCGCCCACAATCGGCACCGATGTCAGCACCCTGTAGGCGACAAGACTGACGGTGCCGGTTGTCCAGGCCGTGCTGAACGTAAACGACTGGATCGACCTGACGCCAGTATCGCCCGCCTGAAGCGCGATGCGATAGAACATGCCGGCCTGACCTGCGGCCCCGCTTGGCGCATCCAGGAAGGTGCCCGTCCGGCTGCCGGTGCCGGCCTGATTCGTGTACGTGAAGGTCGACAACGCCGCAGCGGTCGCGCTGGTCACCGCGCTGACTTCGAACGCCACCATCACGCCGTCGCCGTTCGCCGTTCCGGCGTTGTCACGCGATGGCAGGCCCGGGAACGTGATCGACTGAAGCGATGTGTTGTTGATCGCGATCTGGCCGTCCCATAGCCGATCACACAGCAATAGTTCGCCAATCTGATTTGAAAGGACCATCAGCCGGCCCAAGTACGCATTGCCAGCACCGGGATCGACGTGCGGGATGATCCCGTTCGGGATCGTCACCGAACTGGAATAGGCCGCGCCGTTCAGCGTGCCGTTATAGGATCCCGCTCCGGGCACGCCGGCCAGCGGATATAGGCTTTGCGGTCGTCCCGCCACCGGCGTCGGAGTAGCCACCTTCGCGAAAGTCCGCAGCGGTTGCATCCCTGCTAGTGCGCCATCGATTGTTGTGATAGCCATGAACTCACCTCACTCAAGAATGCAAGCCCAACGAGCTACGGAACCAACCGAACGGTCCCAGGCGCAGTAAGCGCGTTGGGCGATGTAAAAGATGCCTGCGGGCTGGCACCGGCTACCTTATTGCTCCACCATGCCGCGCACGTCACACCGGGACCGCTGCCAGATACCAGCGCCATATCGACCATGAAGTAGGCGGCTCCCTTGGTTGATGTCCCCACACAGCCACCCTGAGGACATGTGCCATTGGTGTCAATCGCCGGAGTGGTTGAGTAGGTCGTGCCGGTGCCCGCTGGACATTGCACATAGACGGTGTCCGGCTGGTAGGGACAGGCAGTGCCCGCAGACGTGGTGCAATCGTCGGAGGTCAAGTGCGGCGCGGCGCGCGAAGGCACCGGGGCGAGGAACATTGCCAGAGCCAAGGCAATGAACAGGGAGCGCTCGATCACCTTGTATATGAAGTCGACGTGTTTCACGATTCTTCCTCCTCTTTGACCAGTTCAAGGTAGCTCTCGTCGAAATACTTGCTGTGGATGTGCTCAACCATGTTGGGCTCATCCTTGGTGCCCTCGTTGCGCTGCTCCGCCCACTGGACCAGCGGGATCACATCGCCCGTGTTGTCATCGTGCGAGAAACCGATCACGACTCCCTCGATCGGAGCGCGCATGATCTCGCGCACCCGATCTCCCTTCTTGAAATTGCTCTTCGCCATCTAGGTCTCCTTACATTGAGTAGGTGTACGAAACGTTCACGACGTCAGTGTTCCCAACCGCCTTCGAACCCCCTGTGAATGCGCCGGCACTAAACAGCGTGCCGGTCGTGTTGCCGTTGGTCGCGGAACCGCCGTTGCTGACCAAGAAGCAGCCGTTCACCGTGCCCGCGCCGGTCATCGTGAAGCTCACCGCTGAGGAAGTGGTGATAGAGCCGGTGGCTGCGGCGGAGAACGATACTGGGAGACGCGCCGCATAGGTCGGGGCCGCGGAACCTGCCTCGCCCCAGTTTGCATGGGATGACAGCGTGTCGTTGATCCGAGTGGCTGAGGTCGTGGTGACCGTGCCGCCCGTGAGGGTCGTAATGGTCAGGCCGTATCCTACGAAGATGTTGAGCACCGAGGCGGTCGTACCCGCTTGGCAGACCCAGGTTCCATTGCACGAGTTGATGTTTGCGCCCGTGCCCGTGACCGACGCTATGATGACAGTATCGCCGGGTAAGAGCCCGTGGGCGATGGTCGTATTGATCGCAGCTATCCCGGTGCCCGACGTGTAGCTGCTCAGCGATGCGACCGTGGTATTGAGGTTGGTCCACGTCGTATTGCCGATGAGCCCCATGTAGATCGTCGCCGTGAGGGCGTTGCCCTTGAGGTAGACGTTCTCCATGTCATTCTTGCCAACGTAGGTGATGACGTTTTCGATGTCATCTTCCCACTTGAGCTTTTTGCGGTCCCCGCCCTCGAAACACTTGGCGTGATAGAACCCGCGCGGGTACGCGAACTCCAATACATCGCGCATGGAGGCAACCTGAATGCGTTGTCCGTCCCGCCCACTTCCACGTTCCGAATGAACTTGCATCACATCTCCTTTCGTTATTTCCCGTCAAAATAGTGGAGGCGGGACCCAATACCGAGTATTCCCATAGATGAACCTCACTGCGGTACCACCCATGCTATCGACCATCGTGGCCTGCTCGAGCAAGCTGACCGCAGTTGCCACGCTACCCACTGGCACGTCGAGGGCCTGCATCTGCTCGAGCAGTGGTCCCGAGAACACGCCAAGCACAGACAGCGCGTCGGTACCGTGCATCGATTCGCTCAAACTGCCGAGCGCAGTCCAAACCTGGCTCGCGGTATCTACTGCAACCATCGCCTCGGAGAATGCCACCGGCACGACAAGGTTCCCGCCTCCCAGTGTATCGCTGATGATTGGAATTGTCTCGAACACGGTGCGCGGGAAGTTGGGAGTGCTGCCGAAAATGTCTACGATCTCGATGAAGTCGGTGAGGCTGAGGTTCCACAGCACGAAGATCACTTGGTCCTGTGCCATCATCTGCTCGAGAATCGCGACGTTAATGGCAAGGCCGATGGTGTTCACATCCAACATCGCGCCGGATTCAACTAGGATGCCTTTATCCGAGGCGATAAAGGTCATCACATCCTGCGCGTTCATCGACTCGGTAAGGAGGACACTTGGGGTGAAGCTGCCCACCACGATATCGGAAGGCGGGCTGCTTTCGGCAGTATCCCCTTCGGTAGTAAGTCCTCCGTCGAAGAGTTCTACCAGCGGATTCTGCTCATTAACGTCCGCCTCCTCCGTGCCGGTAGCTGCCACAGTATCCGCGCCCACAAACGCTTCTACGATGTTGTATCCCTGCTTCGCGCCCACGAAGTCCACGGTGTTCACAGCCTCGACCGTGTCGCGCTCGAACGTGGCCTGCAATTCGTAATCATCGGCACCAATGAACGCCTCCGCGAGGGAGCCACCGAGGGAGAAGAACATTGTGTCTATGGCTGCGCCTGCATCGAGAATGGAGTCGCTTGTAGCGCGGTTGCCGACCACGGTATCCAGCCCCGCTCCCGCGTCTGCGATGTCGAGTGCATAGTTGTACCCGTGCATCACCGTATCGAGTGCAGCCATCGCCTCTGTGAGTGCGACTGCCTCCGCGCCGGTTGCCCCGTGCGTGGCTACCGCAGCCATCGCTTCACTCAGCGTGCCGGCCCCCGTGAGCGGGCCGGTAACGGTGTCGGCTGCTGCACCGGCCTCAATAACGGTCGTGTTCGTGGAGTTTACTCCGCTGACTGTATCCACGCCGGCGAACGCCTCTGGCACGGTGCGCGGGAAGATTGGCAGGAAGGTCATCGAATCCGACATCGAGCCGGCCTCTGTGAGGAAGCCCCCAACCGCAATGAATGGGGTGTCTATTGCTGCGCCGGCTTCAGAAATGGCTACGCCCTCGACTCCCGTCGCTGCCACTGTATCCGCGCCGGCGAAAGCCTCCGTAACAGTGCCCACATCCCGCAAGAGCGCACTCGTTGTGTCTACACCTCCGGTGACCTCGTTGAGGAAGCCCACATCAGCGAAGGTCGAAGTCATGGAGTCCGCTGCGCTACCGGCTTCGCTGAGCGTGCCTGTGTCTATCGACTGGCCCTGCACTGAATCGAGACCACTCGAGGGGGACGCGCCGTTCGCTGCGTAGTTCGTCGCAACCGAGCCGTCCTCGAATTGGTTTCCGTAGTTGTAATAGGTCTCATTCGCAGCCCCTGTTCCACTCGGATCAACGTAGCAATACCATCCGGCAGTCGCGTTCCCGGGGAAGATGCCTGTGATAGTGCAGCGCCACCATCCACCCGGCAGACGGGTCATCGTAGCCGAGCCGAGGAACACACTGCTGATGACACCGTTGGCGAGATCGAAGATGGTGTACGCGATGTTGTTCTGCGCGCCGTCTCGCATCCACATGAAATACTGCTCGAGAACGAAGGTGCCGGCTTTGAGGTAGGTCGAGTAGGTCTTGCTCGTGTTCGCAAGCTGCATCGAGCCATTCTGGCCCCAGAAGGTGTTCGTGGGGCTGGCAACTGCGGTGATGAGCGCCGCATTGGTTCCGCCGAACGGGTCTGCCTGCCCCGGTGTGACTGCGCAGTCATTGTAGAACCAAGGCGAGGCCCATGAGTTCGTCTGGAGCAGCAGGTTGCGCCCGCCAAGGAACTCATTGAACGCGGCTACGAAGCTCAGCGGCCCTGTCACCGTTTCCGCCATCGCGCCGCTTTCGGAGAGCGACACGTTGTAAGTCTGCGTGCTGATGTAGGCAACGCCACCGGACCACCACACTGACGCCGGCATCGTGCGCGTATTGATCGTAATGCCATCGGTGGTCGTTCGCATCGTGGTGCCAGATGCCATCGAACCTAGGAAGAAGATCCCGTTCGCGACACTCATCCCGGTCACACCCGCGTTCGTCCTTGCTGTCCACGTCACGCCATCTGGAGAGGTAACAAGCGGGCTCGTCGAGGAGCCGCACGCCATCAGGAAGATTGAGCCGTTCCACGCCATGTATCCGTAACCACTGCTAGCCCACGCCGAGACCGCATTCGTGTGCGTTGTCCAGCTTGCGCCGTTGTTCGTCGACGTGTAGGTATTGTTCAGGTTCGGGCAATTCACGAGCCATGTGCCGTTTCCGTAGAACACCATGACCTGGTTCGACGTGGTCGCCACCGGCCCCGCGCCCGGAGACGACCAGTTGATACCATCCGACGACGTGTTCACCGTCCCGTCGCCCGCGTAGGCCATGAAGACCCCGTTGCCGAAGGCGACCGTTTGCCACCCAAAAGTCCCCCCCGTCCCAGTCAGCGTCCGCTTCGTCCACGTGATGCCATCCGTGGACGACATCACCGCCTGGGTCGCCGTCACATTGATCACCGCGACGAAGATCCCGTTGCCGAACGCCAGAGCGTTCATGTAATCGGTCGTATCCGGCAGCGTGTTCGATGCGTTCCAGCTTGTTCCGCCGTTCGACGTGTATGCGGCTGTGGTCGAGGGATCTCTCGCGACAGCTACGACGATGCCGTTACCGAACGCGAGGAACTGCCAGTCGTGCGTCGATGGCAGGTTGCCGCCCTGCGTCCAGGTGATTGCATCTAGTGAATACGCGCCGATATTCGATGCTGCGCCGCTCAGGATACCGGCAGCGGTGACGTATTGCAGAGACATTTCGGAGTCACCCCATCAAAGAGTTACCCCGGACCCGAATGGATCCGGGGGTCTTCGACAGTCCTCATGCAGCCTCTTCCTCGCCCTCCTTTTTGACGGGTACGAACGACTGGGATGCCTCGTCCCAAACGGTCACCGCTTCGAGGTTTTCCGTGGGCATCGACTGGTCGTGCGTGTCCCCGTTCTCGTCCGCTACTGCGACGTGAGCGTGCCAGTCTCCGCTCGTCTCGTCTCCCACGAACTTTGTGATCGTCCCTTCGCGAGGGGCCGGCATGATCTCGCGGACCGTCTGTCCGACCTTGAACTTCATAGCCATTATCGAACTCCTTTTGCGGAAGATAATGCGATTGTGTTCCCGGCTTACATGCCGAGCGTGTAGGTCGCCGTGATCGCGTCCCCGTTGCCGACCGTCTTGTTGCCCTGCGTGAACGCGCCGCACGACAGCAGGATGCCCGACGTATTGTCGATGGTCGACACTGCGCCCGAGCCGTACACCATGAAGCCCCCGCCCACGGTGCCAGAGCCCGTGATGGCGTAGGTGTACGTTCCCGTCGAAGCCTTCGATCCGGCCGACGCTGCGGAGAACGTAATGGTTTTGCGCGGGGAGGTGTACGTCGGCGCATTCGAGCCGCCGGCTTCCACCCATCCACCGTGAGATCCCATCGTATCCGCTGCGACTGGAGACGGCGAGCCCTGCGTGAGGCCCAAAAACGGCCCCGTGACGGTGTACGAGACAGTGGAGAAGATGCTATCCAGCGCGAGGTTCTTGCCGACGGTCGCAACCACGTTGTGAATCACATCCGTCCACTTCTCCTCGAGCGAGATATCACGGAAGTCGTCGAGCATCCGCTTCAGCACCTTGTCGTCCGGTGTCCAAAGCACGTCGATTCCGTGCAGTACGCCCGCCACGTTGAGTTCGTCACGCAGGTCACAGAACCTGGCGCGTTGATCCTCCGGCGGCGAGAAGCCCCTGAAGTGATACATGCCCAGTGCGTTCATCCCTTCGATGAGCCCGGCTTGTTTGGAGAGAACGGCGGAAGCGCCATCCTTCACCGGCATACGTTCTGACATTCCGCGATTCATCATGTTTCCTTTTTCAAGTAAGTTGAAGTGTGTCGTGCCCGTTTGGTTTCACTTCTGGTCCCGTCACTGGGCTCTGCTCTGGGACTTCGGTACTGCCTGCGCCTCCAAACATCGAGCCAAGATCGCCGTCGTCTGGTGTTGGGGGGATGGGTAAATCGTTGGGATCCAGCCCCGCGTAAGGCGAATCCTCCTCCTTCGCAATGCGGGCTCTGGACTCTGCTGGTGAAATGATGCCTGCGTCGATTGCTGCCACGTCTGCTTCGATATCGGTCTTGCGCGCCTGCGCAATCTCGAGAATGTCCATCACGCTCAACGGCTCGAATTGGAACGTGATGTCTGGATCTATGTCGCCGAACTTCGACAGTTGGACGATGTTGAGGATGGTGGTCAGGTGGGGCCTGAGGAAGCCTTCCTGCTGCGACAGCACCCATCCCTCGAACACGTCCAGCTCTGACTCGCTCGAGGCGTTGAGGCCAGTGGGTGTGATGGCGAACAGGATGATGAGCGGGATGCCGTTCACCGCTGCCATGTGCTCCTGAGACTGCGCCTGCAACTTGTCGAGCGTACCCAGTGGCACGCTGACGTTGATGAGGTTCTCGAGCTCCTTGTCAATGATCATTAGCCCCCGGTTGTCCCGGGTGCGGTTGAACATGTGCGCGCGTCGAAACAGGTCCGCGGCTGCGCCCCCATTGAGCACCTCGGCCATGTTCGTCTGGAGCACCGTGATCGAGAAGTTTCGGATCAGGTCGCTCACCGACTGGCGAGTTCGTAGCCAGTTGTCCACGTAGGGCTTGCAGATCTGAGACAAGCTGAGCCCGCCGAAGGCGTACACCGGCTTCAGCATGTCGGGCACTGGCCGGCTGACGAACGTGAGGAGCCTAGAGCGGTGAACCTCCTTGCCCATCACGAACCACGTCTCCGGCTTGTAGAAGTTCGCCTTCAACGGGTCCGTGGAGTTGTACTGATTGGGATACGTCCAGATCGGCTCCACGGGTGTGAGCCGTTGAAGAGGCGTGTTCGTGTTGATCTTGGCCGGCATCGTGTGGGGCAGGGGGGTTGCGAGTTCCTCTCGAGACTCGACCACCAGGTCCCCCATATCAAGATAGAGCTGCGCGCGGCCGAAGAACCCATCATGCTCACATACCGTCTTGATGCGATCCTGCACCTCGAGGGCAACAAACGCATCTTCGATCTGCTTGATGCGTTCGCTCTTGTCCTCCTCGCTCTTCGACGTGATGCGTATCCACTTGCGCGTCATCGCCTTGGCGAGAATCTCGGCGGGCCTGCGGTACTCCGCGCGCTGCGTGAGTTCGGCGAGATACGGGTATCCCATGAACTCGAGTCCCTCGGCCCACGCGCCCCCGAGAGCCCATGTGTACGTCTGGTTGAGCAGCGGTGCTTGGTCCATCGCCAGCTTCGCGACGGTCTTCCCCTTGGGCAGCACACCGGGCGGAACGGAGGGGAGCTTCCAAACTGTTCGCTCCTCCTTCGACCGCCCGTCGTCAGACAAGCCCGCGAACCCAAGGGCTTCGTTCCCAACCCGCAACGGAGCGCGGCGGGGCTTGATCTTTGGTTTCATGCTAGTGCCTTGATAGATAGAACCCGAAGGCGACGACGCAGATGACCGCAAGTACGAGGAGCACCCCGTAGATGTGGACGTTGTTCCAAACGTGGTTCTTGATCCTGTTCCCTATGTGCGGCTTCGGATCGTGATGCAGGTGATGTCCTTGGTTCTGTGTCATGTCACTTCTCCGTTCGTGATGAAACCGTGCCAGTGCTCATGGTCCACGTGGTTGGAATGCCCGGAGGGATTCGAACCCTCAACCGCCCGACCTCTCATAGACCGGCTGCTCTACCGTTGAGCTACGGGCATCCGTGGGTTAGCTGTTCGCACTGTTGATTGCGTCGACGACCTCCTGCGCCGGTTCCCTCACGGTCTGGTGCGATGCTTCAAATTCGATCACCGTGGGGCCGTCCTCGAGAACGTCTTCGTCCTTGTCGTCCTCTGTGATCGTGGTGATCTTCTCGAGGTTGACCCACACCGGCACACCGTCTGGCCTTGTGAACTTTATCAGCCGTGTCATAGTTCCTCCATAGCCTCTTCCGAAATTCGAATCCCGCCTACCAGGGTCACCTCGTTCTCCACTCGTTCCGATTCACTTACTGCTGCCTGCGACACGCGCAACGGAGCCCGCGTGATGAGCAGTGCGTAGGCCCTCGAGAGGGCATCCACTTGGTCATCGAATGTGCCATTGGGAAACACGCGCATCTCTTCGATGCACTTCTCATTCCACGGGCCAGCCAGCATCTGGACGTTGCCGTTGTTCACCTGCGCGGCGAATGGCTCGGCTCGTGTCACCTTGTCGCCCGACTCCGGGCTGAAGTGCGGAACACAGAACGGCTGCATCTTGCGTGTGAGGTCCAATACTTGGGTCTTGCCTGCTTGACCGGGATCCTGCGGAATGCTCACGCGCACCGTACGACCATCGGCCTTCGCCGTGTTCTGCATGGCGCGATCCCGTTTGTCCGGTCCTTCTCTCATGCGGACCATGTGCCCGATGATGAGCCCGCCATTGCGTTTGATGCCCAACTTCGCGCCGGCTGTCCAGTTCCCATCAGTCGTTGCACCAAGGTCCCACCCGCGCGCCCATGTGATGTGCTCGTTCACCGGCAGTGCGTGGATGGTTTCGATTTGGTCTACCTTGAAGAGATCTCCCTCATCCGGCGTCGGTAGCTGCTGGAACAGGCTCACCCATGTGCGACGCACGGATTCGAACTGCGCCCAGTGCTTCGCGTCAAACCAATCGGGCCACATGTACTCCCCGCGCTCGCGGCCCAGTGGATCGTCGTCGCGTTCACACTTTGCTTGGATGCAGATGACGGTCCAGATGTTGCCGTCCCTGCACGCGATCTGGCCCGACTCGCCGTTCCACGTCTCGGGAAGGATGCGCCCTGCGGGATCATCTTGGTGCCAGCGCGTAGTGATCATGATGACCCATCCACCGGGGATCAGGCGGGTGAGCCAGTCATCCATATAGGTGTCCCAAGTCTTGTTTCGGATCACCTCGCTGTTCGCTGCCTCGCGGCCCTTGATGGGGTCGTCGATAATGATGCCGTGCGCGCGATTGCCCGTGACCCCTGTAAGCAGGCCACCGGCTAGGTATTCGGATCCATTGGATAGAGCGAACTCCTGCACTGCGGTCGAGTCGCTGGACAAGGTCACGTCGAAGATGGCGCGATACTTCGGCTGCTTGATGAGAGCCCTGGTTCTGCGTCCCATCTTGCGCACGAGATCGTCACCGTAGCTGCCTAGCAGTATCTTGCGACCGCCTTGTTCCCCAAGGTACTTGGACGGCGCGACGACGCTGGCATAGGTGCTCTTCGCGCTGCCGGGTGGCATCATCAGCATCAAGCGCCCGTGCCTTGTGTTCATGCACTTCTCAATCGCCTTAAGGCTGAGAATGTGATGCTCCGCCAGCGCGGTCTCCACTGGCATGAACAGTTCGCACTCCGGGTCGTCTTCGTTAACGGGCCTGCCGGGGATGTCAATGGATGCCGCGTAGTGGCACATCCCCTTGGATGCCTTGCGACGCAGGTATTCCCTCCCCAATCCGAGGGAGTTCTTTTGCACGAAGCGGATTTGGGGAGGCAGCTTCACTTCTTCGCTTCCACTTGGACCACTTCACCGCAGCGCTCGCACAGATCAAAGGCGAACGCCACTCTGTTCAGGTGTGCGTATCCCGATTTTGGAACATGCCCAGTTAGCCGGCAATGCAGGCGCTTGAGTCTCCACCTCCACGGTGGACGACTGTTTGGAATGGGATGCGCGTGGATACTCATGGGCTCACCTGACTGGGAAAGCGGTGGCCTACCGTGGTCGCATCGGATTTGAGTTCCTCTCGAGCGCGCCACCCTGCAATGAACAGGGTCCACAGCGAACCATCAACGTGCTCCTTGTAGGCAGCCCACTTCTTCGCGTTCTCAAAGTCCTCTGTCTTCTTGTACGCCTCCCACGCAATGATTCGGGGATCATCGCTGGGAAGCGCCATCTGCGGAGTACCCATTTCATTTCCCCCTTGATGATGCGATTGCCACGATCAACAAGATCACAGCAACGATGAACACCAATCGCATCAGAACACCTCCCCGTTGAATGCCTGCGCAGTGGTCGCGCCGTAGATGCTTACGCCTTTGAACGGGACCAGACCTGGCGGAGACTGATAGCTTGCGCCGGCTGCAATCTGCCTCGAGTTAAGTGTCGCGGCTGCACCTGTGTCATCGATGTAGAGAATGCCTACGCTCGTGTTCTGAATGTTGTATCCCTTCCACTCGCCGCCTACTGGCAGAGGCGGGATGCACTGCTGCGCTGCTCCGCCCGTAGTGATGGTTCCTGAGAAACTGGCTGGCATGGTGTGCTCCTCAAAGGTGCTTCTCTGCTTGGATACCCTGCGCAAGTAGCTCCGGCGCGTAGGGCTGTTCGCCGTTCTCGTGCTGGATGATTGCAGGGACAATGGAATGGAGTACATCGTCAATGGAGGTTATTGGCGCGTCGGGGTCGATGCCCATCTGAGCTGCAACCGCTTGGACGTATGCCTCTGTATCGTTCTCGGAAGGCGGTGCCCATGCAGCGATGAGCTTGCGCACAGTGTCCGCACCCACATTGAACCTCATCCGAAGCACGCGGGCCAGCGCACGGATTCCCCATTCGGGCAGGTCAAACACCACGAAGCGCGGATCACTCGACTGGTCGCGGCTCTCGCCTATCCAGTGGTCCGTCGTGCGGTTGATGTTGCCCGGATTGTTGTTCCGTATGCCTCGAGGTTCCATGGCGTCACTCATTGGGGTTCTTGGTGGCTATCTCGCGGGGGTAAGTCCAGATCTGATACCGCTGTGGACCAAACCAATAGACGACGCGGTATTGCACACAATCCTCAGTGTCCAGTATGGCGTCGATGAATCCCCACACCTGAGGACCCAGTACGAAGACACGCTGGCCCTTGCTGAATGCCTTGATCTGAGGGAGTTCGCCGTGCAATGGGTGGGCGGTCAAGTCGTCGCTCATGGGTGTGTCGCTCCGTTCGTGCGTTTGATCCTGCTGCCCCGTATTCCACCACGTCCCCGAATCTTGATGCCGGCCTGCTCAAACTCCCGTTTGATAATGGCCTCGCAGTATCCCATCTGCTGCGCCACCATCTGCATCGTCATGTATTGCTCAACGTAGAGCTGGCGTGCGTGCTCAAGTTCTTCGGGTCGCATGTGGATCTTGGGTCCCTTCTGCAACTGAACTCCTTTGAAATGTCGAACATCCACCTCGAGACGCGCCAAGTCTACCTGCATACGCTTGATGCGATGCAGGATGCCTTCGAAGATGGTGTAGTGGTGATTCACTTCCGGGCCTCCTCCGGGACCAAGCTCAAGCCGAGCTTGTCGCAAATCTTCACGAGCTGCGTGAGTTCCTTGTCGGATAGCTGCTTGATGCGTTCTTCATCCAATGGAGGTGCTTCGCCGGGGAGGTTGATGTTTGTACGCTTCTCGCCGAACACGTGAGGCCGAAGACACTGGAGCAGCCATCGGCGGGTCTCGATGCGGAGCTTCGATCTGCCCAGTACATCCCAATCCGTTTTCACCTGCCCCATGTCGTTGATGTATGTGTCATTGCGCCCGTCATCCGCAATGTCTTTGATCTCCTCCTCGATCTGCTGCACCTGTCGTTCGCGTGCTTCCTTGTACTGTTCCTTGAACTCCGGGTACGCATCCAACATCCGATACACGGTGTAGGGCGCTGGCATCCCGGGGAACTGTGCAATGCGTGTCAATGTCATCCCACTGGCTACCAGGTCGCATATCACCGTGGCGAGTTCTTCACTGTAGTCTTCCACCAATGGGCGAGGCTTGCCTTTGACGTCCTTGTTGAGTTCGGCGTGCGCCTTGTTGAAGACCTCGTTGCGTGCTGCATTGCGAGCAGCATCAAACTTCTTGCGGTTGAACTCCCGCTTCCTCTGACGTCGGTCTGCACGTGAGGAAGCACTGCGGGCAGCAGGGGTGACATCACCGTTGCGAATGTGAGGCTTCACGGCGCTTATGACATCATTGGGTGCGATAGCATACCTAAAAACCCTGGCTAAGTTGTTGTTTTTATTGGGTTTTTTATGAGATCACCAATAGGCAAAAAAACCTCAAATATTGCTTGCATACCTGCAAAAATGCCTTTATATTCGGTACCTGTTAGTGCAGTTTTGTAGGTGCAGTGGCGCGGGGCCGCGGAGGCCCCGAGGGAGTGGCGGTAGGCAAACAAGCAGTACGCCTACCGAGCCCGCCGGAGCTGGGGTTGCCCCATGCGTCGAAAGACGTCAGGCTCGCACCGAGCAGTACCGAAAGGGACCCACGGGTGGGGCGTCGCAGGACCGGGCGCTTCGAAATTGGGTGGTCGCTGGAACCGCGATAAACCTGATGTCCTAGATGGCCTCCGTCCCGGCTTTGTGTAACCGGCCCGGGAGGCCCTTTGGTACGGTGCGACGTAGTGGCACCGTTACGGCTGCGCAGTGCTGTGAAGCACGGCAATACGCCCCATTGACACCTACGACTAGCAGCGCGTAGCAGCGCCCCGGTGAGATAACCGGGGTGAGCAAGCATGGCGCAGGCGGGTAAGCATCGCGCGCAGCCCACGGACGGCGCGATTGCCGAGCCCCGCTACAATTTGGAACGCAAACCACACCTCCCGCCTTTGAGAACGCCGAGACGGATCCCTAGCAAACACTTGCGGCTAGACGGTCCTTACATCATGGGGCAACAGACCGGGGATATCGGATAGTAACGGGGCGGGGGCTGTGGGGGAACGCTGCGTAGAGGCTGTTCGCACTGGGCGAGCACTGTC